TTCTAAAAAACCAAAGCCTGAGTACAGAACCTTGGCTGGCAAGGGTGCTGATAAAATCCAGTTTGGTAACATTGCTGAAGCAAAAGAGTTTATTAAAACATATGGTGACGTCTCAAGTATGGACGTTTACGGTATGGAAAGCTACCTGTATACGTATTTGAATGATACATATCCCGGTGAAGTTTCATACGATAAAGATCAAATCAATATCGCAATCATAGACATTGAGGTCGAGTCTGATAACGGATTTCCCAATGTTCAAAAAGCAGATAAAGCAGTCACAGCAATTGCTATGCTAATCAAAGATAAAATGCTAGTGTTAGGTTGTGGTGACTATAATAACACTGATAAGAAGGTGCATTATTACAAGTGTGCCAATGAAGAAGCTTTGTTGATGAAGTTTCTTACCATTTGGCAAAAGCTAGATTTGGACGTTGTTACAGGTTGGAACGTTGAGTTCTTTGACATGCCATATCTTGTGAATCGTATTGAGAAAGTTTTGGGTAAAGATCAATGTAAAAAGCTTTCTCCTTGGGGTATGGTTCACGATAAAGAAGTTAAAAAGCTCAACAAAACCGAAAAGGTATACAATATCCGTGGGATTTGTATTTTAGATTATTTGCAACTGTACATGAAGTACACTTACTCTAATCAAGAATCATATCGTCTTGACCATATATGTTCAGTTGAAATTGGAGAAGGTAAAAATGATTATTCCGATTATGACAATCTTTTTGACTTATATAAACGAGATTTTCAAAGATTTATTGAGTACAATATTAAAGACGTTTATCTCGTTGATAAGCTCGACAAAAAGCTAAACTTTGTTGACCAAGCTTTGACTATCGCATATGATGCTAAAATCACATATGACGATGTGTTCAGTCCGGTTAAAACTTGGGACGTTATTATTCACAATTATCTTTTAGAAAATAAGACAGTAGTTCCTAGAAAGAACGACAAACAAAAGGGTAGTCAGTTTGCCGGAGCCTTTGTTAAAGAGCCTACTCCGGGACTGTACAACTGGGTGACTTCATTTGATATTAACTCTCTATACCCTTCTCTAATTGTTCAGTACAACATTTCGCCCGAGACTTATGAAGGCAAAATTCGGTTTAAGTACACAGTTGAAGAGCTCCTCAAAGGTGCCTTTGGAGACGAACAAATACAAGAAATGATTCAGAGTGACAACTATGCAATCACTGCTAATAGTTGTTTATGGAATAAGAGTATCAAAGGAGCATTTCCCGCACTCGTTGAAAAGATGATGAGTGAACGTAAACTTTATAAAAATAAAATGATTGAGGCTCAAAAGGCATATCAAATTAATCCTAGCAAACAATTGTTTAACGAAATTGCTAGAAATAACAATATGCAAATGGCTCGTAAAATTCTTCTGAATAGTCTTTACGGCGCATTGGGTAATCAGTATTTCAGATATTTCTCTATTGAGTTTGCGGAGGCTATTACATACACTGGTCAGTTTGTAATTCGTTACATTGAGTCTCGCCTTAACGAATATCTCAATAAGACCTTAAAAACAAAAGACAAAGATTATATCATTGCAGTTGACACTGACTCTAACTATCTGAACCTAGGACCATTAATTTCTAAAATAGTCCCTGATGCATACTCAACACACAACATTGATAAGTTAGTTGAGGTTGTCGACAAAATCTGTGAAACGAAGATTGAGCCATATATTGATAGCTGCTTTGAAGATCTTGCACAGCACACAAATGCATATACAAACTTCATGAAGATGAAGCGTGAGTCAATTGCTAACAAAGGTATATGGACAGCAAAGAAGCGTTATATTCTAAACGTGTATGACAATGAAGGCATTCGTTATACTGAGCCCAAGCTTAAGATGATGGGCATTGAAGCTGTTAAATCATCAACGCCTGCATCATGTCGAGAAAATATTAAGAAGGCTATTAAACTCGTCATGGAAACGGACGAACCTACACTACAACAATTCATTCGCGAGTTCAGAGTCAAGTTTAGAGCTATGGAGTTTGAAGATATCGCATTTCCTAGAGGGTGCCGAGGTCTTAGAGATTACTATCATAAGGATGAGATCTATAAGAAGGGCACTCCCATTCATGTAAGAGGTGCATTGCTATATAACTATCATTTAGAAAAGCATGACCTGACACATCGTTATCCCCTTATTCAAGAAGGTGAGAAGGTTAAGTTTTGTTATTTGAAAACACCAAACACATTTAGAGAAAACATCATTTCAGTTCCTAACATTTTGCCTAGAGAATTTAACATACATCAGTATATTGATTATGATATGCAGTTTGAAAAAGCTTTTCTTGACCCTCTAAATATCATACTAGAAGTAATTAACTGGTCCCCTGAAAAAGTAGCAACACTGGAGGCATTTTTCTCATGAGCAAAAATGTAACTGAAATAGACGATGCATTTGACTTTGGTTTCACATCAATTGATTCAAAAGAAATTATTGACGACACTCAATCTAAGATTGACAAAATGCTGAAGCTTATTGATCCTCTTCTTAATAACCTAGCTAAGAATCCTGAAAAAGATATGATCAATTGGCCAAACAGGGCTGAAAAGATTACTGAGTTCAGAAAAAAGCTTTATAAGGCTGCAGGCAAACCTATCCCTTGATTTATTTTTGAATACAAGCTATACTACAAAAAACAGCTTTGCTGAAGGAGAAATTATGAGTATTTTAGACAAACTAAAGAAAACATCTACAATTAAAGAGTCAGACGTTCTTGCTGAGTCTAAGTTCTTTGACAAAAAGGATATGATCCCAACATCAGTGCCAGCGCTGAACATTGCCCTATCAGGTCGCCTAGATGGCGGATTTGTTCCTGGGCTGACTATGTTTGCTGGTCCATCAAAGCATTTCAAAACAGCATTTTCCCTTATGATGGTTAAGGCATATATGGAAAAGTATAGTGATGCTGTTCTACTGTTTTATGATTCAGAGTTTGGTGCGCCTCAAGCGTATTTTGAAACATTCGGCATTGATACGGCGCGAGTATTTCATACTCCAGTCACTGATATTGAACAGCTAAAATACGACCTAGCTAATCAGGTCAATGTTATTTCGCACAGTGATCATGTTATTATCGTGATTGACTCTATCGGCAACATTGCTTCAAAGAAAGAAGCTGATGATGCGATGGAAGGTAAGGGTGCAGCAGACATGACTCGCGCGAAGCAGCTTAAGTCTCTGTTCCGTATCATCACACCTCATCTAACGATGAAGGATATCCCAATGATCGTGGTAAACCATACATACATGGACATGGGTATGTTCCCCAAGGCTATTGTTAGCGGTGGTACAGGCTCATATTATTCGGCTGATAACATCTTTATCATTGGTCGTCAGCAAGAGAAGGAAGGCACAGATCTCACTGGTTACAACTTCATCATCAACGTAGAAAAGTCTCGTTATGTGAAGGAAAAATCCCGTATTCCTATTGAGGTTTCATTCAGCGGCGGAATCAGCCCCTGGTCAGGTCTCCTTGACCTCGCTCTTGAGTCTAAGCACGTCATTAAGCCAAAGGCAGGTTGGTATCAGAAAATTGATCCTGACACCGGAGAAGTGCTTGATAAGAACTATCGTGCAGCTGATACTGACACAAAGGAATTCTGGCTACCAATCCTAAAGTCAAAGAGCTTCCGTCAGTTCATTGAACAGAAGTATCTGATTACCACTGGTAGCATTATGACTGATGAACAACTAACAGAAATTTATGGTGAAGACTAATGGCAATTGAAGAAGTTATCTTTTCTCATCTACTTTACAATGAAGAGTATTGCAGAAAGGTAATGCCATTTCTTAAGACAGAGTATTTTCAAAGTAGAACAAATAAAATTATCTTTGAGTTATTTGAGAACTATGTGAAAACCTATCACAAAGTTCCTACAAAAGAAGTTATTATTTCTAATATTGAAAATATCAATAACATTACCAGTGAAGAGTATCAAACCTGTACTGAACAAATCGCAAGCTTGCAAGCTGACCTTAGCACTTCTGTTGACTGGCTTTGTGATGAAACAGAAAAGTTTTGTCAAGAGCGTGCTGTCTATAATGCAATCATGGACAGCATTAAAATCTTAGATAAGAAAGATCCTAAGCGTAACAAGGGAGCCATTCCTGAACTATTGCAGGAAGCTTTGTCAGTATCATTTGACTCAAACATTGGTCATGACTTCATCGGTGATGCTGATACTCGTTATGACTACTATCATATCAAAGAGGAAAAGATTGAGTTTGATCTAAGTTATTTTAATAAAATTACAAAAGGTGGTCTTTCTAAAAAGACATTGAACATTATCCTAGCCTCAACAGGTGTGGGTAAAACCATGTTCATGACTCATTGTGCTGCAAATCATCTAAGCCTCGGCAAAAACGTTTTGTACATTACAATGGAAATGTCTGAAGAGCGAATTGCAGAACGCATTGACGCCAACCTCATGAATGTAACCATTGATGAGCTGAAAGAGCTACCCAAAGATTCTTTTGACAAAAAAATCAATAGGATCAAGTCAAAGACTCAAGGTAGGCTTATCATCAAAGAATATCCTACTGCCTCTGCAGGTTCATCACATTTCAGACATCTGATTCAAGAGCTACGTATTAAGAAAGCTTTCAAGCCTGACATCATCTATGTGGACTATCTCAATATCTGCGCCTCCTCGAGGATCAAAATGGGTGGCAGTGTAAATAGTTACCTGTTCATCAAGTCCATTGCAGAGGAGCTTCGAGGGCTTGCAGTAGAGTTTGATGTGCCTATCGTTTCGGCTACCCAAAGCAATCGTGATGCATACAACTCATCAGATATCGGGTTGGACAACACATCAGAGTCCTTCGCCCTACCTGCAACGGCTGACTTCATGTTTGCTCTTATCTCAACCGAAGAGCTTCAGGATCTTAACCAGATCCTCGTCAAGCAGCTGAAAAATCGTTATGATGACCCTGCTATCAATCGTAAGTTTGTCATTGGTGTGAACCGAGCTAAAATGCGGTTCTACGACGTCGAGCAATCCGCACAGGATGACATTATCGACGGTCCAAACAAGCCTGTGATGGATAACAGCTCTTTCGGTGAGAGAGCTGACGAAGAGGATAAGATGCGCTTCATGACTCGCAAGGCTGGAAAAAAAGATTTTTCGGGACTAAAA